ATCTACCGTCTGTTTCAAACTGTATTGAAAAGTCTGTTATTTGAGAAAGAATTAAATTAACCTCTTCTTCAACGTAAGGCAATATTTCAGATATTAGTTCATATGGTACACCGTCTCTCTGAATGGCGTTTAGATAGTATTCGTATGCCTTTAGTCTTTCTTCTAAATCATGGGCTCTTTCTATAGAATCTAATATATTTTCTATTGTTTTTTGGCAAACACTTATATCACTAAAAGATTGTTGTAGTTTTGAGTTTACTTGGGATAGACTTTCTTTTACTTCTTCTAACTCAGATTCCTTTAACAATATTTTTTCGCCTACCCTTTTATTTGCCAATATGGATCGCCTGTTTTTGTGGTATTTTTCTATTAGCCTTTCTACTTCTATTTTTCTAGCCTTTTTAGTTGATATTTCAGATTGACGCTGTACAGTCTTTACCTTTATCTCTGATTGATACTGTTTTATGGTTGCTAATTTAGACTCTAATGTCGTTAGATTTTTTAAGTCTGTAGGGGCGTTTGATAAAGTTAATATATCCTGTTCTAGAATTTTTTTATCCTTTAATAGTTTTTCACTCTCTAACTTTAATTTTGGCAACTCTTCTCTTGCCTTTTCTGCCGACTTAACAAAAGAATTATTAGAACAGTACTCGCAATCTGGGTCGTACTCGTGGCAGTGCAGTTGATTTACTGTTTCTAATTTATTTTTTACCTTTATCTTCATTAAATCTATTTTGTGATTGAGTTTTACCAGAGATTTATTCTTATTGTTATATAAAGAATTATCAGAAGATATTTTTTCTTTATTTAATTTTTTTAGATTATTACTTACATCTAAAAACTCAGATTTATTTTCTACAGTATATTTAGAATATTTATTTAATTTTGATTCGGAAGTAGATATATCTTTGGCTAGAGACTTTAGCTCTGCCTGAAGTGCGTCTGGACTTTCAGGTACTTCAGGGTCTAATGTAATCATTTTAGACGTATATTCTATAATCTTTTTATTTACAGTTTTTTCATCTTTTAACAAATTTGACTTTTCTTTTTCTATTTCAGAATAATTTTTCTTTAGGCTCTCCTGTAATATGTTTTCCTCATGTAATTTTTGAGAAAAATCAGTATTCTTAAAATCTTTTAGTAATACTTGAACGTCCTTTATTTCTTCGTTTGCATAGTGGTATAACTCTTCAAACACACTTATATCTAAAAACTGAGCAAGCAAATCCTTTTTTTCAGTTTGCGTTTTATCAATAAAACCAGTATTATTGTTTTGTACTGATAGGGCAGTTAAAGCAAAGTCATCATAATTTCCAAGATAACCCCTTATATTTTTATTAGTATATACTCTTTGATCGCCATTTAGAGATATAGGATTACCATCTTCTCCTATCATCCAGAAATCTACATCAACCCTTGCTCCGCCATCCTTTTTTCTTTTTCCTCTTCTTTCAATAAAATAATCTACTCCATCAATTTCAAAATTTAATTTACACTTAAAATTATTTTTCTTATTGTTTATTACAGCAGCAGCCATTTTTGTTCTAGAACACTTATCAAAAATACAATAGGCAAGAGAATCTAATATGGCTGATTTTCCAGCATGATTAGGAGCAAATATACCTATAGCTCCTTTCATATTATCAAATTCAATTACATTGTTTTCGCCATAACTAAACATATTTGAGAACTCAAACCTTTTGGGTTTCCAGTTTATATTTCTACCTATTTCTACGTCTGGTAAAAGCTTGTTTAGGTCTCTATTTATATTTCTTATTCTCTTTAATATTGATTCATCTATTATTGGAAAATTTCTTTCTAAATGCTCCACTATAAGTTTATTTTGGTATTCTGCGTCTCGTATATCCTTTGTTATTGCTATACTACCCCTCGAATTATTTGATATATTAGAAAGCCTATCCCCTTTTATTACAACATAATCATGGACCCTACACCTTTTTCTAATCTCTATAAGTAATTCCTTTATCTGTGCTTGCGTAGTATTTTCTGTTATGAATCTCAACCTAGGATATTTTGGTATATCATCTATGTTTGGCAATTTACCATCCTTTATCCTAAGAGTATAATATCCATAGTCATTTGGTATATTAAAAAATTCTGCTTTTCTTGAAGCAATATCCCATATAACATATCCGTGGTTTTCAAAAGATTCACCAAAGTTTTGTTGTATTAGCGATCCCGCGTAGGTTACAGTTTCTCCCTTGTTTAAGTGTTGAAACTTATGTATATCACCTAACATTACCATGTGGCAGCCATCAAACGTTTTTAGAGGTAAATTTTCATCTCGTACAGTATATCCTGCATCTGTTTTTGAATTATTTACTGCTCCATGGAATAATCCTATCCTATTTTTAGACTTTGAATCTTTTGCGTTTGGCCATTTGTCTGTATTATCCAACACTGAATAAACAATAAAATCTACATCAGCTATCGTATATATTCCGCTGTTACGTAAATAAAATAAGTTTTCATTTGACAAATTATCTACGATTGGAGACAATGAATCTAATCGTGAAGAGTTATTAAGATTTGCATCATGATTTCCTGCAATAATTACGGTTGGTCTTATATTTGCCAACTTGTTTAAGAATTCACTAACAATCTGTACTAGCTCTGGACTAATATCAGTTTTTGTATGAACAATATCTCCTGCTACATATATAAGACTATTCTTTGGTAAAGCTTTAGCCTCTTTATACAATTTTCTAAATACTTGCCTATATTCCTTATGCCTTTTGTAATTTCTAATGTGAACATCGGCTATATGTAATATTTTTTCTACACTATCAAAATCAACACTATATTGCATTTATCTTATACTCCAATAATTTTTTAGGCGTCAAACTTTCTACGTTCCTAATAATTTTAGTTATTTTTTCAAATCCTAGTTCAGATGGGTCTTCTTCAGGCAAGTCTACAAAATTAACAGTTATACCTCTACCTATAAAATATTGAGCCATAGAAATTGCACTTTTTATAGCATCCTTGTCTAAAGCTATGTTTATTTCTTTAACACCTTTTTCTAAAATCTTTATTTTTAACTTATCTAATATTTGTTTACCAAATAATGGTATTGCATTTCTTTTTATTGCAATTGCGTCAAAAGCTCCTTCAACAATTGTAATAGGTAAATCCCAATTAACAAATAGACCGAAGCCGACAATATCTTTTGAAACTGTTGGGTTTAGGTGTTTGAAATTTACATCATAATAACTTCTTCCAGTAAAAAAGTTTAGTACGCCATCTTCGTCATAACTTGGTATAATAATCATTCCACCATATTTTCCAGAATCACAGTATCCTATATTATACTTTAATATGTCTTGAGAAGTTAAACCTCTTTTTCTTAAATATGATAAAGCGTTTCTAACCTCTGGGTTAGATGAAGAGGCAGAAGATAGTTGATTAAACTCTTTAGGAAGAGAAACTGTTTCATACGACTTATCCTTTGAAAAAGAAGATAGGGTAGTTCCAATTATTTTTGATAAGTCAGTAAAAAATCTCTTTTCTAATTTTAATTTTCTAAACAAACCTACTATTTTGTGGCCACCAACACCGCATACCCAGCAGTGCCATTTTTCACTAATAAGATTTATGTTTAATTTTTTCTTATGGTGTTTGCAAAATGGGCAATGAAAAGTTATTTCATTACTTTGTTGGTTATGGTTTCCTTTTGACAGGACTGATTCTAATAGTTGAACTAATCTTAACTTATTCATATTTTAATATAATAAAAATAATCGACTTGGTAAAATTTTTAATGAGGTTTTTCACCTAACCATTCATGAGGTATTTCCTTTTCTGCCCATTGGATTCCATGCTTATCACAGTAATCAGCGTATGTTGTTTTAGAACCTTTTCTAATCTTACCTCTAGGGTTTTGAAATACTATTCTAATATCCAATTCTGGGTGTTGGTCTTTTATCAATAAATGCTTTTTTCTATCTTCTAATACCCATCTACCCTTTGTCTCTATCAATATACCGTTAGGTAATGTAAAGTCAACAGTGTATTTGTGGTGGGTTTCTGGTTTAGTGTATTCTATTTGTGTTGTTTCATAACCAAATTTAACCTTATTTTCAGTTAGTTTTTCTGAAACCTTGTGTTCAAACCCGCTCCTATAACCATGTTTAATTGCGGCTGCTCTAGCCTTACTTTTTCTTCTTGCCATTAATGTAATCCCTTATTCTATATGCTATATAACCAAATACTGGAGTGCCATAAATAAGCGTCAATAAACTAGGGTGGGGCTCTCCACAAACACCCAAAATATGTTTAAGCCATTCTATCATAATTTTTATGTATCAAATCTCACAACTAATGTTGTATCATAACCATCGTCTTTTCTAAGCGCTCTTGAAAGCTTTCCAACAACCAATAATTGACCAGCCGGATTATATAAACCTACTGTAGTTATATATGGGTCCCAATCTGTTTCGGTTACGAATGAAGCAATCTCTCCATCTCTAGACCCTGTTCCTTCGTTTACTGTTATTGTTGGATTCATTGTAAAATTATATTCTCCACGCTTTATATTTGCCGTATATTCGTGCTCTGTTATCTTAAACGTGTTTTTTATCGACATGGTACAATTTCTAGCAATATTTCTATATGACTCAGAAGGGTGAGTTATTGTTATTATTCCATGTTCATGCATAACGTTTCCTACAAATGGAGTACCATTTTTTAATTGGTAATGATACGCTATTTCGTTTGAATTTAATGCTCTGTCATATATTCTAACCTCATCCATTGAACCAGAAAATGGCCTCATGAATTCTTGTACCATTTCTCTTTTAGGGTTACCGGTTATTGGGTCGACATATGTTGTTCCATCAGATTGAGTCAGATAATTACCAGACCAAGTCATTCTAGTAGCTATACCAAGAAATAAATCTTTATCGTTTCCTGGTTGACCAAGCTTAGAGTCTGGAGCCAATAAATCTGCTTCTTTAGTACCGTTTATCCATAATTCTAACATCGAACCAGTTTTTTGGTATACTGCGTGTACCCATGAACCTGTCACGTCTGAAGATGACGATATAACGTAATAGTTGAGTCCATCGTTTCTTCTGGCTATTAGCTTGCCCTGAGAACCCTGTTCCCATCCTTCTAGATTATGTACAGAGTTTCCTATTGTCAGGTCAAAAGGATATTTTGAAGTCCATATATTGCCATTTAATGGGTCGCTATGGTGTCCTTCTCCTTTTGACAATAAATAGTTTAATCCACTTACCCTGTTTGATTGTGAATGTGGAGCGTTAAACCATAATGATATTGCAAAATCTTCATCCTTTCTAAAATCTAAGTGTCTATGGTGTTTTGCTTGTACATAAGAAAATTTACTATTATCATATGCATTACCAGATTGACCAGTAAACATTGCAGCTGTTCCATGTACTGCATTTCTAAACCTTATATCGGCACAACTTTGACTATTTACAAATACTGCAGAAGCAAGTGTAGGAGTATTGTATTGCGAACCATCTTTTACAGATAAAAAGAAAGTAGGACAATGACCTAAAACATAATCTTGGTGATAAGGATATAACTCATTAAACCCCCAATACCCTACACAACTAGCAGTTAAGGCATGGTATATTTTTAATGATGTTTTTGTTCCAAATGAAATATCGTGTTCATAAAGATTTCCAAATCCATCGTCTCGTAAATCTATTTGATTTCCTGCCGTTCCACTTAATATTTTTAATGCTGGATTATCTGGGTCAAAATTTATATCTGTTTCGTGTATTTTGTCTCCAAAAATTTGTTGTGGCACAGAGAATAATTGAGCATGTCCATTTAATTCTCTAAATTCATTTCTTGTTGGTTCAGTACAGAACGATGAATCATGATTTACATTTACAGCATGAGAACCCATGTAATTTCCAGCCCTTGTATAATACATGTGGGCAAGAGAATCGTGTACAGATCGCATCACAAATCCATTTGTAGTTTCTCTTTCAGTATATGTATGTACACCAATAGTACCAGAAGTAAATGAATTTTGTCTTAATGTTCGTTGTAATATTGGGTCAAAGGTAAAAGCGTTTACATGAATAGA